CAGAACAAGGAGTGCCGCAATGTTTCCGACGTTTTCCAATGTGAATAGATCAAGCCAGATATTCACTGTTTCAACTTTTTGAGATGCTGCATACATAATTATTCCTCACAGTGATTTGGGTCTATCGGGGTCAACCAGTTTTTGCAGAACCACAATGACAATTTCTGCCTGTAGCCAACCGATTTGAACTTATGCCGCACCACGCGCGAAGTTGATAGAAATTCAAATGGTGGCTCAAGATATACAATTGTCAACGTGAACCAGTTTAACGCGGTGTCAAGAACCAACCCTACTGCCAGCACTGAAAAGCAAGTCCAATACACAGTCCAGTGCTGCTTGAATAGTTCGTCCTTGTTGTCGCGCATCTTTATCACAGCCGCGTAGCAAACGAAGGTTGCAACAAAGAGATTAATAGACACAAGCAACCACACAACAGGGATCAAAAAATATAAGTAATTCATCTTGCCTCCAATATTGAAATTAAACGAACAGCCCGTGCACCAACCTGCCTGAACCACAGCGATTTGCGAAGCCCCACACCAACACCTATCCAGTCACCGGCATTAACTGCTGCCACCGTGCGCACGAACGTGCTCATCGTTTCCAGTCCCATATTAAACATCATATTGATAAGCGCATCCTGCTTTGCTGGTTGGATGTTGTCAAAATTCGGGTACAACTTTTTGCAATCACCCGTTTTTTCAGCAATATCGTTGCCCAATAAATAATCTATTTCATCATCGGACAACGGCACAGCCCAGAATGCAGGACAATCTTGATAAGGATAATGCTTGTTGTCGTACATTTGGCGTGAGTTGTTTTGTAGTAATTGCGCAATTTCTTCGGTGCGCAATCCTCCCCCATGAGTTTTGTCGATCATCCGGCCAATTCCAACAGTCCACAGCCCCTTGCTATCCTGATATGGAATTGAACGACGACCTTCATCCTGCTCAAGTTGTTGTCGTAGTGTTTTCATATATGGCCTCTCCCAGTCAACCAGTAATACGCCCCTGCAGCAGTTCCAGCCGCAAATAAAAACCATTTTGCCACACGCACGATCATCATGCTGGTTTTAACGAATCCCTTTGCATTGTTCCATGCTTCGAGAATTTCTGTGACCTTTTCGAGTTCAGCAGCATTGTGCTCTTGCAAGGCACGCACAAGAACAAGCTCCTGATATATCATTTCAATCGTTGACTGGCTTTTACTTTTGTCCGATAATTCTTGCTCAAGAATTGCAAGCAATTCAGCGCGACTTCCTGTGGCGAATTTTCTTCTATTTTGCTTTTCTGTCTCGTCCATAAGTCACCAGATAATCGATTGAATTGTGGTGGTGTCCGTTGCTGCTTTAATTTGCGCTTTCAATGCCCATGAATGCGAATACGCCGCTTGCGTGCTGATTGCCATTGCGCCTGCTATTGCCAGCAGGTCGGCTAATGCTGTTATTTGCACATCAATATTGTCCGTCGTCCTCCATGTCGCAGGCAGTGGCAAGCCTGCGGCAGCGAGCGATATGGCACCGTTCAGCATGTCTTTGCTGCGTTTATCGGCCTGCCAGCTGTGACCGATCGCCTGTGCATCGGCCTCGCATGCCTGCTCTCGCATGGCATTCACGTAAGCCGACTTACTTGCCTGTATATCGGCCAAGGTTGGCTGCGGCGCGGTTTTGACAGGCACAGCATCTATAAACGCCTGTTTTTCAGCATCGTTTTTGAAGCTTCCTGCTATTTGTAAAATATTCATAATATCACTTGCCTTTTTGAACGAATTAAGCGCACACTTATTTTTCTGGCGAAGAGGTTGCAACCTCATTCTGTCCCGATAGACCGATATACCAGCACCAACCTTTGCTTATCGGAGTGTCTAAATGTCAAAATTAATTGAGACCGACCTCATTTATGCCTTTTTAACCTACTCTGCACCCACAGAAAAAAGTAATTCCGCTGCCACCATTTATGTCTCTATTAGACGAGTCTGAATTTTGCAGTGTCGTGTCAAAGTAGTCGGTAGAGCCATTCGCATCAACAACTACGGAAAAGCTCATTGCTTGCCCAAGAGTGCCAACGGTAGCATGGTTCATTTGTGCGTAGAACGCACCATTTTTCCTTATTGTCATTGGGAACACCAGAGCGTTTACGGTTGAGTTTATATAAACTACGAGTGTTAGAAGATACTTTCCGGCGATGGTTGGGGTGAACACGTTCCCAGAAAAATTAGAATTTGTGTCAAACAGTTCAGTAGGCCATGTTATTTGCGTTACCGACCCGGAATTAATCGTTTGGCTTGTCCCATTTTTATGCACGCTGAAGGAGCAAGGCGCTAGACTATTAGCTGTAGTAGCTGTAGTAGCTGTAAAGGCATTGACAGAGGAACTTATCCACGCCGCCAAATTTGTAAACGTCAGCTTTTTCAAAATATTCCCAGCTGCGCTGTCGACAATTGCTAGTTCGTCTGCGCTGACCGGTGTTACCTTCGAAGTCGCTGCGTGAATCGACGCAGCAAGATCAACGAACAATGCTGGCACGCGCTCATCCGTAATCATTGAATTAGTAATGGTCGTGCTTGTTGTTTGAAATAAAATCTGGCAACAAGGTATTTTGCCAGCGGGTATCGCAGGAGCGACAGGACCAACAGCGGGCGTCCCTGCAACGACATAATAGATGCCTGTCACTTGATCCAGCACAATACGGTCAATGCGCGGGTTAGTCGCGGGAGCAGTGAATGCTGTTGTTATTTGTTGAGCGACTTCAGTCAGTGAGCTGGCTGCAAACACCGATCCAGGCCGTATTGTCACTGTCATATTTGGCGTGCTGGATTGTGACGGAGCAAAGTACGCGGATAACCTCTCAAGCACGGCAGCATTGCCATCCAGCGTAGATTTATATGTGGTTGGATCTTGTGTGGTAAAGTTATTTCTAAGCCAAGTTGATACGCCCATGATTTATGCTCCTGTTGCTGAATAAGTTACGGTTCCGCCTACGTCGGTTCCGGATGAATTAAATACGTGAATCGTGCATCCTGTTGCTGTTATGTTGCTGGCATTTGCGGTTAATGCTGTAGCACTAATTGCATTCACCAACACCAGAGGAGCGGAATGATACTGCTGCGGGAAAGTTACACTCGTTCCGCCTGGAGCTATTGTGATGCTTTCCACATTTTCAATCACCGGAGTGGTGTCTGCCCACGCGGTCATCGCACTTATTATAGGCACTGCCCCCTGAATGATGCTGGACAAAGTCAGCCGTTCTTTAAAATAGCGAATTGTGACTGTGCCGGATACCCAAGGCGTATAGACATCCAGATCACTCCCCGCACTCAGCCACGTGTCAATGGATAGATCAGAATGAACAGCACCTATTTGTCCCACCCCCATATTAACTGTCGCTGTGTCATATACCCGCAAGGTAGAATCATAACCTGTATCAATTGTCTGCGTTGTGTAGTAGCAAGAGCTGACAGGATCAGGCACCATTGCATCAAATACTTCCCATCCGGTAGAATTTGAACTAGGCAGGGCATTCCCAGCAATCAACCCTGTCGTAGGCTCAGCCCAGGCAGTACCAATTGCAATCGGAGAAACGTTCTGCTCAGTCTCTGCGCTGGTTGTGATGCTAACGTACACAGCCCAACCAACCGCGCCGGTCACAGAAGGGGGTGATGCCACTTGCAGCAAATTATTTGCAGCAACTGCTAGCGATGATTCTAACGAAGCAAGCGTTTCTCCAGTTGAAGACTTATAAGCAACACGAACGTAGTATGTTGTTGCACCTAATGCTCCTCCTGCGACAGACGACAACGTTGGCGCTGCTGGTGGTGAAATAGCACTGTACTGGTCGCTTGTTTTCGTCCCTATTGGTATTAGCACATCCGTGTAGTGGTGATACATATTTGTCAGCGCGCCGCGCCAGTTTGGATTTTGCTGTACGGCTGCAATTATTGAATTTGTTGCGGTCACAATCAAATTTGCGTAGGCAGTATTGACCGACAGCTGATTGACCACATCCTTTGCGCGTATGCCGAACACCCATGTTCCAGGTGGCACCGAAGCGTTGGTCATTTCGGTTCCGCGCATCGTTTCTGTTATCAGCGCAAAATTGCTCCAGTTCGTTTCTCCCTGTGGAGCGTAGCCAATGTCATAACCTTTCAGCGCGTAGTCAGAAACGCCAGTCCAGCTGAATACAACAACATATCCGTTCTGTTGGCATGAGAAGTTGGTCACGTCTGGCGGAGCGGGCGGGTACGGCACGACGAACGAGCTTGCTGACAATGACGCAATATCGAGCAGATTGCCTTGGTATTGATTGAACGATTGCAGCTTGACATACAACGTCTTGCCTAACTGATCCAATGTGTACGGAAGTTTAAATATTGCCTCATCGATCCGCACGAATTGCTTTCCGGAGGCGTGTGACGATATTGTTGAATTGTACGCTCCACGACGTAAGTTGGTAAGATCGTATACGCTGGTGGAAACGAGAGCGGCATTTTGATAGCTGATGTATTCTCCATCAACATAACACAATGTGCGATAGCTATTTGCGTCATCTGCCGTGCCTGAGAATAACTGGCCAAGCGATTGCGTTAAGTTCGCATTCAGCGTATTTGTTGTGTCAACCGCAGAGCCTGACGGCAGTGTCGTTCCAAGAACGCCAATTCGAGAATTGCCAATTTGCTGACCTACGTTTTTATATGTGTTGCCGTCGCTTGACACCCAAACGTTGCAACCGCCCCAGCCAATTGGACCAGACACAGCCATCCACATCTCCAGTGAATTTGCCGCAAGCTCAATAGGTGGCGTCAAAACCAACACTGGATTTGCAGCGGGCGTGCTGACATTGAAGTTTATATTGCTGCCGCCTGTTGCCGGTTGTGGATATTTAGCTGGTTGTGAAACTCCATATGGCATTTCCTCTGCTGTTATGGTGTAGAGACCGTCATTGCTTTCTTCGACGCCAGTTATCCTAACTGATAGTGCATTCAAGCCAAGTGAAGTTTCTGTTAGGCTGACAATATCCATTGGCTCAAGCAAGCTATATTTCCACGACAATTCGAATGTGTATTCATTACGAATGTACAATTGCCGCTGCAACATTTGCTGCGCAATTATTTTGGCAATGCTGCCAGAGCATGCTTCATGCAGCGTTATTGGTGGCATTGGACGTGGGCCGAATTGTTCAATGTTTGACTGGTCTGAAACTGTGCATGTTTCGGTGTTGTACTGATTATTTCGATTGAAATATTCAACCTGTACGGAGTTGAATGCGTCAGATTGTCGCTTGCGCGTTACGCGAACGGGATCGCCTCCTGTGTCCTGGAAGTCATCGTCTGTCAATGAATAAACGGGCGTGGTATTTGGGGCGTAAGTTGCACCATTGCCTGTGACCGTTTGGTCGCCATAGGGAATAAAATTCAGTGCGCCCGCACTCCATACAAGTCCGATATTGGCTATCTTTGCGAATCTATCAAGCCATGCAGCAGCTGGTTGTTGATGATCAATGACAGGGCTGATGAAGATCCCATTGGCTTGGCAATAATTCCATGCTTGAGTCGTACTTCCAAGATAAGGGAATTGTGCTCCATAGTTTGCATTAGTCAAAAAGTCTGTCATCACATCAACGGTGTTCACGTCATAACCGTTGCGCAATGTGCCAACACCAACAATTTCGAAGGTGTGATTTCCTAAAGTTGCCGAACCGCCAAGATCATAAGTCGAGCAGGCTGTATACGCTATTCCTGAATAATTTAATGCTCTGCCGCCTGTCGTGTTGTTTGAATAATAATAGCTGATTGTCACGCCTGTTCCAGGAGGAACTAGCGAAGGATCGAATGTATACACCCCGTTTGCAACAGTGTAGTTGGTGAAAGCTCCTAGTCCTGCAGCAAAAAACGGCTGAATAAGCTCCCCATTTCTGTATACTCCAAAATCAGCTTTCCAGGTTGATCCAGCAGGAGGTGTTACCGTAATTTGATAAGGTGCCCCGGGAACGGTAAGCACGTTGACGCCTTCCAGCAATTGCAGGTCTGTGAATGTGGTTGCGAACGACCACGGAGACTGCGGATACGTGCCTGTGAATGCTGTAAGATTGCGCTGCTGAAGTGCAGTCTTTCCAGCTACGTTAGTATATTGATTTTTGCCAATCCATAATCTGCCAAAACTTACGATCGGACCCTCACATAATGCCATCACCACTGCTGCTGAATAGGTGTAGGTTGTTGTTGTCAACGCTGAACTGCCTCCCTTTCCTCCTTGTGCTTGTGTGCTTGTGTGCGGAGTTGCGTTGAAATTGGTGTAGTCAATTAAATTTTCAGCGACACGAGCCGTGCCATAAACAATCGG